ATGGCGTGCATAGAATAGTAGCAAGTTATATAGAAAATCAACAATATATACCAGCTTATTTAATAAATTAAATATTTTTGTAACTCTGTATTTAAAATACGCAACCACCTTTAATATAAATAATTTAACTAATTTATTATTTATTAATTTTATATATCCTGTTTATACTATTATATAAATATCTAGATTAATATAAAATGAACAATAATTATAAAATTTCTAATAATATAGAAAACTATGAAAAATGTATAAAATTAGCAAAATCCGTATAATCTACATTTAATTCAACATCTTTTTCGTCAAGTATAGATTTAATCTGATCTAAAGAGCTTGTTGAATAGGTTGTTAAGAGCGTATTAAAGCTTTGGTAGCTTTCATTAGTTGCTAGTCTATCTTTTACTCCGAGGTTAAAATTAGGTGATTTTATATAACTTACCGGTTCAGTAAAAGTAGCTAAGTCCGGTTCAAACTGCAGTTGGTACGCTACAGGCTCTCCGACTCTTAAATACACCTTGCATAAATCTTTTACAGCTATGTTTAATTCTAACGGTTGATATAGTTTAATTAGCAGTTTTTTGTCCTGTGTATAAAGTAAGTTTACTGCTGATACTACCGTGTTATCAAACTCCAAGTAGAACGGTATAACTGTGTTCGAAGTACTTACCTCTTGTTGGAATTTAAGGATCGCTTCAATAGTTTCAGGGCTATCTAGTAGATTTCCGTTTAGTTCTAATTCAGTTCTATCGCTTGATATTTCTGATACAAAGTATTTCTGAGTAGAGCTACTTCCTAATAGCGGCCGGTAAAAGGTAAAGTTAACTAAATATTCTCCTATTGATAGTCCGAAAAATTCGTTTAGTTTATCAAAGTCTAGCTTTATCTGAGAATACTCTCCTTTCTGTAGCAGTAATGTATCGTTTTCAACTGTATATACCGTGTAATTATCTATGGACCGGTATAGGTTTCCAGCTAAGTCGGTTATTGTTACTTTTAACTGATCTTCAAAAGGTATGAAGTATCCGGGAGCTGGTGTTCCTTCAAGAATAGCAACATCTTTCGGATCTAATTCAGCAGCAGTATCGACTGGAATAACTGTATAATTAGCCATTGCTTGTAGGTGTTACCTGTAGTTTAAGGTTTTCTTGAGTTAAGTCGTTAATCTGCTCTTGAAGATCGTTTATTTCTTCTAGTAGCGCTTCAATGGTTTTATCTTGATCTTTATAGTTAATAAATTCAGAAGATTTTTCGATAAGTACGGTATGTGAGTTTGTACCGGTTGGCGGTATGTCGTAAAATAATTTACCGTATAGTATAAAAAGGTCGTTAACTGTCGGTTCTACAGCAGGTGTAGTAACCGGGGGTAGTAGTTGAGTAAATTGAGTATCAACTACTTTAGTGAATTGAGCTTTCTTAAACTCTTCCTTTACTAAATCAATACTAACTTTACTCATAAGCTTACTACTCTTCCTTTAATATCGCTATCTAAATATTTAACTTCAAATATCATAGGATCTAGAGAAGGGTATATTACTCCGTTCTTAGTTGCTCCATCAATACTGTATGCGTAAGGGGAGTAACCATTAGATTCACCTACTTTATTTACAATATTAACCTGCTTAACAGTTTGCACGCCTCTAATTGAATCCAGAATCGCATACAAATCTCTTAGAATAATAGGTTCGTTAATTTCCCAATTATCTACATTAAAAAATTCTTTCACCTTGGTGATACAGTTGAATAAAACTTCGTTTGTATTAGTACTTGGATATGTTAATATGTCAAACTCGACTCCAATGTTTATAATGAAAGCATCTTTAATGTTAACCTTGTCGCCTACTGCTTTGTACTGAGATAGGTAGGTACTTAGGTTAGTTTTTACATTGTTTGAAGCGGCTACTAATCTCTTGTCAGCATCAAAAGATAATACGTATAAGTCTAAGACTGCTGTTGAATCGCCTACACTCATATTGGATGCCACGGTCGGAGTTATGTATGCTTTAGCTACGGTCCCGTAACTAGGAGGTAAAGATAAAGCGCGTACTAGGTAATCGTTAGGTGTAATTGTACGAAGTTGTGCTCCAAAGGCTTTAAGGGAGTTTTGCCTGATAGTTTCTAGATCATCTCCGTCGTTTCCTCCGCTTCCGGCAATCAGATTATTTACCTCTAGTGAGTCAAAAAAAATCTGCGCATTAGATGTCCCGGTAGTAGGTGTATTTGTAAATGTTACTCCTGTCTTGCTAGGAATCGCTGTCAATGTATTAGCAGGTACATTGCTTTGGGCTCCCCCTCCTACTAGGTATCGAACCGTTAACGTTGTGTTGCTTGGTGCTATACCGTAGGTATTTGTATATAAAAAATTAGTTGGATCAAACGCTGTTGATAATAACGATTTCTTAAACGTAATACCTAAGCCTACGTTATTGGTATTAGGTACTATCTCTTCACTTGAGTCGCTAACCGTACCTCCTCCGAATTGAATCTCCAGGGTAGTTTCGTTTTGAAATCTACTAACAAAACGTCTTGGTTGCTTCTGAAGTCTTAATAGGTGGCTTACATCCCCTGCTGTACCCGGGGTCGTTGTTACTTTATTCTGTATTTCTGTAAAAACCGTCTCCTGCCCTAAGTACGGGACTTCGTACCATATATTACCTGCTGCATCTGTTATATCTAATATACCGAGTATGTTAACATCTGTAATAGTTCTTGTAGCGAATCTTTCAGGGCTTGTAAAACTGAAAGTAGTACTTTTTATTTCTGCAGAAATTGCTTTTCTTGTTTTTGTTAACAAGTACTGTGTTGGCTGTCCGGTAGAGTTATCTATCTGGAATACAGATACTGTCGTTGGGTCGGCAGAAGAAGAAAAAGAAAAATCTACAAAATCTTGCACCAGGTAGGGCGTATTACCGTTGGTTCCGTTTATTGTTAGGTTTTGCGGTATGAGTAATGAATAGCTATAATCGGGAATGGTGGTTGTTCCGGATACAATAGACGGTACTCTCTGTGAAAAAGTTACAGTTGTTTCAGCTGCTGCTGCTGCTTTAGGTCTATAGCCTAGCATATATGCTAATGAATAAATATTTTCCTGCTGCCTTGCATGCTGTAAAAATGTCTCCTGTACTTGATTATCTAAGTAGAACGATAAGATGTCTCCCACGTATGCAGTCATTTCTATGAGCATCATTCCGGGAGATGTTGGAGAGAAGTCGTTGTACGTACTTGGAAAGTATGTTTTAGTGTAATCCACTAGAGTTTCCTTAAGTGAATCGAAATCTCTTGTTATATAGTTTATATTCCTACTGGTCTGTGCCATTGTTGTTATTAACGGGTTAAAGCTAGTATAATTGAGTCAGTAGTACCTGTTGTTTTAAACTTGTACCGAATATTTATATAAACTGTTTGGTTATCCGGATTTGAAGCTTCTACTGTTATGTCTTCTACTTCGAGAGTTGGAAAATTTGCCTCAATAACATCTTCGACTCCTTTCCGTAATGCGTTCAAATTATTTTCTGTTATTGATTCGAAAATAAACGACGGTACTGCTCCTCCAAAAAGCGGATTAAAAACTCTTTCGTTCCTATTCGTTAACAACAGGTTAATTAAGTTTGACTTAGTAGCTGCTTGCGTTGTGTATGTAGTACCGATGCCTCCTTGTTCCGAAAAAGGTATACCTATTCCGACTCCGGTAGAAGCTCTTAGGTCTAGAGGGTTTATATTTTTAACCTCTACCGCCACTGGTCATTTTTAATATCAAGTCTAATGGAACTTCTCCAGCTGGAAGTCCTCCCATATCTGTAACACCTGAGTATGCATCAGTGGATATATCCTCGGTTGACATGTTAAGTGCCCCTCTCCAGTTGCCTGACCGAGCGGTTTCAAGTAATAAATCATTTAAGATATCTGCTTGAGAACTTCCAGCAGGTGTACTTACCGGTGCAGGTGTTTTTAACGGTGCAGTTTTTTTCTGCTCAGTAATTGTATTGCCGCTAGGCTTAATAGCTTCTAATAAGATATCTTTCAATTCTTCTTGAATTGCCTCTCTTACGGCAGTTTTTACGATTTTTTTAAATTCTTGAGTATTCATATGTTATAAATATATTAAAACGAATTATCTATTTGAATTTTTACGTTATCAATTAATACTTGATCATCCGTAGCAAAACTTACCCTTGAGTAGTATTTCACCATTCCATCGCTAGCTGCTCCTCTAGCTTGCCTCCTCGTTAACCCATCTGCACGATTCTCAATAACAGTAATCGTTATTGTATACCCCCTATAATTAACAGGCTGTCCGCTCTCTTGCTCTGTTACTACGTTATCTACAACAGCCTGCGTATTGGCAATAGCTCCTAAATCCTTTAACCCTCTTTCCGGTCCGCATATGGATAAAATTAAATCTAATTTACTTAGTGCAGCCTGAATACTTGTTAGTTTACCCTCTATATAGGTTATTAATAAGTTCGCACTGATCGCTGTTCCGCCAGCTATTTTAATAGTATCCTTTATATTCTCTAATGTATCGCTAGCTGTTGTCTGTACCCCCACTGTTGTCCCCATACTTGGAGCTGGATTCGCTTTTAAGAGTAAAGTGAGCGGCTGGAGTATAGTTGTTGCGTTCTGTACCGTAGTTGTAACTTTTTTTAAGGAAGCAAGTTTTTTTAACGTTAAGTCTAGAGTCTTTTGGGACTGTATTTTAAACCGTAGCAGCTCTTTTAAGGTGTCTTGAGTTGGGCATAGTTCTTTAGCGTTCTCTTTTGCTAAACCTTTATACTTATCCACAAGTGCATAGACTCTTTGTTCAAGATTTAACGCTGCTTGAATCTGCTGTATAGCTAAATTAATTATTGTAGTCTGTATCGACATTATTTACGCACCTTTACTGTATCAGATTGGTAACTTTTAAGTTCGATCTTAGTTGTAATATTTTGAGCTTTAATACTAGCGTCCAAAAGACTAGCTAATGCCGGAGTTGCTATCGGTACTCCTAGGTTTCCCAGTAGGGTCCCTATTTGTTGCAACGCCGTAGATAACGAAGTAGTTAAGTTCTTAACATCTGTCAGGAAATTATCCCCAAGTATTACACTCTCATCAGCACTACTTCCTCCTAAGTGCACCTTATTACCAGTTACAATTACTGCGTCCTTTGCTTCAATATAGGTTTTTCCGTTTGACGATAGGTCGATTAATTTTTCTCCATTAAGTAGTATGCTATCTTTCTTTGCTGAAATAACAACTCTATCTGAGTTTACAACAGTCTGAGGTTGGTCGAAGGTATTAAAACCGGTTGTACTGGTTTCCCCTAACCCTTTACCACTGTAATTAACTTGCAAGTCTATTTTTGAATCAACACTCTGTAAGAATATATTCTGATCTCGATTAATAGATTCACGAAGACACACCCAGGGTGGATCTGTTTTACCTGGATCTTGCCCCGTTCTGAGTATTGTTAACGGTGCTTGAGTCTCTGTATTTGATGTGAAGTTTATTGATTGCCCGAACCTTCCTTCGACCTGAACATCCCCTTCCTGTGACCGTAGTGGATTAATTTTACTACTCTCTTTAAAAGTTGATCCCAAGTAAATACCGGTACCCTCTTCACCGGCTACTCTCCTATTGACAACTCCCGCTCTAACTAGCTCGTAATCATTTCTCTGCCCTTCCGGGAGCTCTTCTATACCTTTTTTGAATAAATCAGGAAGTGCGTTATGATTAGGATGGTTCCATATGTTTATAGGAGATACGTAATATGGAGAAACACTATTAAGATTGTTAAGTATGTTATCATCTGCAAGCATTACTATGTAGACTATCTCGTTAACTAACGGATAGTTTTTTATGTTACTAAAGTACGGCCTTGCTTGATTTAACTTATTTACCTCTATCCCGCTAGGTCTATCTACTTCATCGTAGAAAATAACACCAACCCCATTCCACTCCCCTACTAAATCAAATAACTCTTTATTAGAGTCATCTAATACAATCGCTTTTACCCTAACACTCTTAAGCGTGATATCTTTATTCATCGCTTACTTTCAAAGCCTTTTATTTCTGCTTGAATCTGCGCTATTTCTTTTTCAGTTAAATTAAAATCATTACCACTACCTTCATTCTTTTGCATTGCTCTTTGTAGAATAGCTGCAATCTTAATTAAGTGATCGTCGTTTTTAACAGATACATCTAGGTATTGTACGATTAACGGTACAATAATAGAAGCATCTTGAGTAGATTCAATTAAAATTTTAAGTTCAGTAATTAAAGCAGATATCTGTTTGGATTTCTTTTTACTGTTATCGTATATTTCCTCAAAGAGGTCGGCCATTTTTTTCTTACCGAATATCTCTTTCTCTAAAAAGTCGCTCATAGGCTTGGTTTATATAAATATCAAAAGTTAAATTACCTGTAACTGAGTACCCATTATAGGAAACTATAAAGACTTCTTTTAGTATTTTAGTAATCCTTGAAATGTGTACTGTTTTCGCAGCTGGGGTTATTTCTCTTATATAGAGATATAAAGCCTTTTTATTAAAAATATCTATACTTTCTCTTTTTCGAAATAATTCCAATACTGAATCTGCAATACTGCGATCGTATTCATCTGGAAATAGTACGTAGAGATTATCGCTAAAATAAGTCGTAAAGGTGTCGACAAAGATTTCAAGTCTCTCTCTAGTCTCATAGGGCTTCTCTTCATCTAACTCATAAAAGAGGTTAGATTCGGTTTGGTACTCTGAGCTAAGATCATCTGTTATTTGATCTACTTCTATTTCTTTTTTTAGCTTCTTATAATTTTTATCATTATACGCAATTAACCATCGCTTGACGATTGTTCCAAAATAAGAATACGCTTTAGCCCCTTTACTGGGGTCGAATAAATGCATCTTACCGAGGAGGAATACTATTATTTCATGCTGAAGATCTGCTATATCATCAACATCGGTATAGTAAAACTTAAACTTATGTATTATGTTCTCGGTAAGCTTGTAAAATGCCGGGTAGATAGTATCTGTAAAAATTTTATTTTTTACCCGGAGATCTAAAGAATTATTGTAAGCTACAATAGCATCTTCGGTTTCTTGCGTAAAGTAAATATTACTGTTTAAGGTCTTTGGCATAAGATTGCTCGACGTACTTGTCGATATCCTGCTGCAATTCTCGCACAGTCGTAAAGAACCACCCTACCTCATCGTCGCTACTAAAAGCTCCTTTTTCATCAATTTCTTCTAATTTTTTCGAAGTCATATTGATTATCTCTTTTAAATCGGTATAAAAGTTATCCGACCGAAGTATAATATCTTCTAGTTTTTCAACTTTCTGTAATAGGTTGTAAATTACTGCTATAAGCAGAATTACCAGAATACTAAGTACAATTGTTAGTATTAGCATAAATTAAAACTGTATTGCTTTAAACCCTTCCCCCAACTTAGCGCCTTTACTAGCACTTAATACAGGCTTACTCTCCTTAGCGGATTGTATAGGCTCTTTCTTAGAACTCTTCCATGAATCATATTCTATTTTCGAAGCAAGAAAATCTCCTTGATGTAATACGTGAACGAGGTTAGTCCTTAATCTAGAATCAGGATTAAAGGATATGTAATAAGGCTTATTAGCATCCTCATAAGTACCGTCGTGTAATTTAATAGCTAGGTATTCTTTCTGAGTAACCTGTATACCGCTCTCCTGTAATAGGTACAGTGACCTATCTGGTATAAGCATAAAATCTAATTTAGTATTAATCTTATACACAGATCCTTGATTTTTTCTATGCCAATCACTAGTCTCTTCTACGTAGCAATCTTCTTCTAAGGATCCAATTTTACCGAGATCGTGATTTAAAGCTGAAAATATTAACTCCTCATCCGTAAAATCAATAACCGCCCCCATCTCCTCCCATAAAGCTTTCACCTTAAGGCTGCATAAAGTAACCCGTATTACGTGATCTACATAACCTCCCGGGAATGCATTATGAAAATGCTCTTTACCGGAAGCAGGAGCAAATATCATCCTATCTTCTAATTTACGGTAAAGTGTTATAAGCTTATCTTTCCTCTCCCCGGTAATCTTTTTTTCAACTATTGTTAACAGTTTTTCCCAATTCTGAGAGATTTGTTCAGCAGTTAATTCCATACTAGTACCTTTCATCCTGATCTTCGTTTTGAACAAGAGATATAACAGCTTCTAATTGATCTCTCAATGAATCTGTCTCTCTTAGTGCATTATCCCTTTCTCCCCGATTAATACTAAACTGAATATTACTAATCATGGATTCAAGCCTCTCTAATTTCTTTTCAACTAATAATTTATTTCTCATAGTGTTTAATTAATTTACTTTAATATAGATACGTAACTATAAAAAGGCTACGTACCTGTATATTTATTATAATTATCTAT